TGGTAAAAGTCAACACCGTAGGTCGGTTGTAATGTGTCTGCTTCAGCATCCCACTGATTGGACTTAGCAAGTTGCGCCAAATGCAGCGCAGCCTGTTTTGAAAAACATCCTGAATCTCTCAGGCATTTTTCAAATTCTCTTAACGTCTTGATCTCGACAACATCGTCAAGCGTGTATTGCGCCTGTTCACCGTTTGATTTTACCGATGCAACGCGGGCGTTTTCATTCATGGGCTCGTTAACGAGGGATATTTCCCAGAGCTTCAATTTCTTAATCAGGCGAACATTGCCCTGATACTCTTCCTCTACGCAGCTAAAGCCTATCGAGAAATCAGTCAGCACGCCCTGCTTGGCTAATGAATAAGCCCACTCTCCTTTGTGGCCTTCAAGCAAGTTAATCTCGCCAACAACTTCCAGCCCTTCGCCGGTTTCCTTAACGGACTCAATAGGGAATCCGCCTATCAGGTTCTCGGACCAATGCTGAAACAGCATTCTGACCGGACGGCCCTTGGCTTTATGGTCGGCAATCGTTTCTGTAAAAGCACCTGGCAGAATGATATCGTTACCGCGATCCTTGTCGTATGTGCTGGCAAGTCCGGTGATGATTCCAACCTTCTGGCCATTGCGCTCTTCGGTAGCAACGCTCTTTACTTCAAAATGGAAGTTTTTAGTTTCTCGCTTGCCTTTGTTTTTTAAGTCAATGACGGGCATTAGATAACACTCGCTGTGATTGACGTGCTGGCACCGGCACCGGATAACACAAGTTTAAAATTGCATTGCTTAACGAATATGCGATTGACGTCTGGAACCGTTTGCTCAAGACCGACGAGGTTCTGATATCCCATGCCATCCTGATCAACATGCAATGCAACGCTGGCGCCATCAAACGTGCCATCGATAGCAAGCTGAATAACGCCGCCATCCCATTCCACCACCGTGGAGTCTGCGTCTACTGTCTGTGCATTAAAAACTATTGTCATGCGCAACTCATTTAATATATTGCGCAAGTTTAAGGAATATTGATTTTTTAGAGTAGTGCCAAAAATGGCACAGAGAATTACTGAATCACCGCGTTAGATTGGCATCGGCAATTGATGATCTCATCAAGTGGGGCTCCGTGTGTGCTGTCGCCAGGATAGTCCATAGAATAACCACCAACCTCGAACGATTCGCCAACATCAACAATCTGGAAGTCAGCGTCGGCGTGCGATGGCCGCACCTTATCGTCACCCATCGTTACCCATATCTTTTCAGCAACTAATACCTGCCCGTCTACGATCATGTCGTCAATCGGCACGGTTACCGTGTCAAAGAACGAAGCAACCTCTACCGACTTGGCTTCTTCTGCAGCATTTTGTATCTCTGTCTGCGCGATCATGTCACCGCGATAGATAACGCTATCAAGGAAGTTTTTCTTTACCTGTTCGGCAAACTCGCGCATATCAATAACGGTCTGGCTGGCATCGAACTTGGTGGATGCGGCACGGGCGGCTATCTGCTTGGCAGCGTTATCCATTGCGCTGGTTATTGCTTTGTTCGTTGTGCGGTTAATATCGACAGCGCGAGGCGGTACGGTTTTGGCTGTGAACTTAGCCATGCGCTTGTCAGTCTCGGCTTGCATGGCATCAATAACTTTCTTAACCGATGTCTTGTCAGCCAGTGCAGTAGCTTGTACAGCTCTCACAGTCTTGTCGTCGTCATCACCGGTACGGATATGATCGGCAAGCAGGGCTCCAAATTCATAACCTGTTTTTTCGTAGGCGTCTTCGAGTAGCTTGCTGACCACATGATCATAGTCACGCGCATCGATAGGCTGTCCGGCATCGATCAATCGCGCTTCTAGATCATCGGCCATCTTGCGGAATAGTGAGCGAACAGCGGAACCCAGAGGCTTTTCGAGTTTGCGCTTTAGCACATCCTGACGCTGTACGGAACGACGTAGCTTAACTGGGTCTGTGTTGAAGCCTGCCACCGTTACACCTTGGCTAGAGGATAGCGCGAACCTTCTGGTATTTCTGATTTGTCATGCGGCAGTTCCTGATTGAGCATTAACGGCATGATGAAATAGTTCTCTGTTTTGCATACAGCGACAGCAGCATCCTCGTTATCAAAAATACCCTGAACATCCCATTGTCCGCCAACCTGCCATTCATTTTTTTGATGATTCCAAACTGATAGAATCACTTGGCCTACCAACCATAGTTGCATATCAAACCTTCCTGTAATTGTCTAACTCTACCTGATCAAACAACGGCGTACCGTCGCGGCGCTTCATGTCGCGTAAGTCGTTAATGAACTCGTCGTCTTTCGACAGTGATTTAATCGGGCGCTTGAGGTTATCACTGGTATCGGCGTCTGACTCTGCGGGTATATACGTCGATGGCTTCCACACGTTATCGCCGCCATCGATCAGGTCTTCATATCCTAACCCTGTACGCATCTCGTTGTCAGTCATGATGTTAATTTTTGACAGGTCAAGCGTGTCAGCAATGCGCTGTCTGCGCAATACTTCGATGTCAAACGGGTTAAACGTAATGCGCATGTTCTCGACTTTGTGCTTGCCGACGTTGCCATAGCGTGGTAGCAGGAACCGTGAAAGCTCGCCGAACAGAAACGACGCCAGCGGCAGTATCGAGTCACGCCACATCAGGAATTCAGATACTTTCAGGTTGTCGAGAGTCATTGCAGACGTAGACATAAAGGCAAGCGGCACGTCGTATGTTACGTAGATGTCCTTTTGCACGGTCTCGCGGTTAACGCTGAATTCCATGTCACGCATGGTCTGGCCGATGGCTTCCGGTTTCAGCTTATCGACAATGGCCTGTCTGCCTGCGTTCGATGCACCTGTGTATTTTTTCAGCTCCTCGCGTGCGCGTACGAACTGTGCGTCTGTCATCGGTGCGTCACCGGTCCACGACCATCCCAGCGACGGTCTACCGCCTCTGCGCAGTATCGACAGGTTGTTAGTGTTAGCCTCGACGAATTGCTGGATCTCAAGCCATACCGGCTGCGCCCTGGACATGCCCCACATCCCCGACAGCTGATAGCCGAGGTTGGTGTCTTTGGTCTGCCATATCTCGCCGAGCTTGTCGGGCGTGTAATAGCGCGCTGTTGTAATGCCGTCTGCCTTCACATCTTCAAGGCGATAATTGCGGGTGTCGTTTTTGGTATTTACGCCGATAACGGACGGGTAGTAATACGAGTTCTTGCCGTCAGTCATGTTCACGCATTGCGGCTTTTCATTGTACAGCTCGATGGGCGCGTACTTCACGTTACCAGTAGCGATCGGGAAAGCGTTGCCGGTTACGTCAAAACATTCTGCCATTTCTGCAGCGAAAGCATGGTAGGACTGGAACGGGTTCGGGTTGCGTAGTTTCTTTATAATCGGATGATCGTCTACAAATTCTTTCAGCTCGGTATCGTAAACGCGGGGCTGTATCTGTGCGAATCCACCGGACCGCTTTTTAACGGCGTGGAAAAAAGGCTTGCACTGGTAAAACAAGCGAATGGCTTCGTAACTTCCGATGTCACCATTGCCGGAGCTGAACAGGAATTCAGCGAATGATTGCTCGGGTAGATATGATTTTGATTCTGTTTGCGGCTGCGACTTGATATTAAACAAGGCCATTATTCTTCACCCGATAATTTAGCGGCCAGCGCCATAAGTGTCAGTGCAATTCCCACTGCAATAAGTCCATAACCGCTGCCGAACTGTATCGCTATTCCGGCGTATGACAACACAAGCCCAGCAATCAGGATATTATCTGTTTTTGATGTTTGGGGTAGCTTCATATCACTCTCACGGATGGCATATAGTCTGGGTTCCGGTTGGCGAGCATATCGTTAATCGCATCCAATAATGGGTCAATCTGATCGTCGTGCAAATGCGAATCATCCGCTGTGAAAGCCTCGCACTCTGAAATAAAATCGGATGCAAAAGGCGCATCCTCCGGAATCATAACATAACCGGCTTCGATATACGATACCACGTCCATGACCCGGGTCAATTTATCTTTGTTTCGCTGAATGGCGACAACAGGTATTTTCCCGTCACGCTGGATGTCCTGTATAAGTCCGGTACCGCTCGCCTTGTCCTCGACGCCCATTTCACGAAGCGCGCCCATGTTGGTCCGCGCATTACACTTATTCCAGAAATCAATGCACTGGCGTTTTAATTCTGGCGCCTCCCACTTACCCCTGATCATGCTCAACAAATACAGTTTGTTATCTTCGCCAAGGCCATACTCTTCAAATACAGAGTAATCGTTACGCTCGCCTGTCTTCTGCGCGGTGTCAGCAAATATCTTACGGAACTGAATGGCCGGAGCGCGTGCATACCGCCCGAAGTCAGCGCCTTTTATGATGTCTCCGCCAAGTGCATATGGGGCCTGCTGGTATTGAGTGGCGAACACATGCTTTTTCATTGGCGTGTTGCCGCGAATCTCTTTAAGAGCTTCAAGCGTGTGCTTTTTTGGCCACAGCGCCCGTTCGGTAGGCAATCCTTCGTCCAATATGGCCGGTATAACAACATGCCGCCAGTTCATTGTCGTATCTGCCAGAAGGTGGCCAACGAAGTCGCCTACGTGCAATCGCTGCATGATTACTATGGTCGGGGTGAATTGGGAATTGCGACGCGTCTTGATGGTTTCATCCCATCGCCGGTTAACAGCCTTCCTGGCGGGATCGCTGTGGGCATCATCCGGCTTTAAAAGGTCATCAAGCAGCAGGGCCCCGCAGAAGTTAAACTTATCGCCGTCACGCTCATCAAGGCGTCCGGCCCCGAACCCGGTAACAGTACCACCAGCCTGTACGGCAAGGAATGTCCCGCTATCCCCTAAGCCCCATGCCGATTTGCTGTCCTTTGTTGGCTTTGTTTTCAGGGCTGGCCACAGCGATTGAAACTCCTTTGACTTGATGATCTGCCGGATGCTGTCACTGTTTTCCATTACCAGGGCGTCAGAAAAACTCAGGTGAATAAACTCACAATTAGGGTTCCTGACATAACACCAGGCGGCGAACATGATCACGCAGAGGAGGGTTTTGCTATACCGAGGCGGGATGTTAATAATCAGGTTTTGATTGCGGCCATAGTAAACGTCCATAAGCGCGTCAATCACTACGTCATGGTGTTCTCCAAAATCAAACTT